AGTATTAGCACGTTACAAGGCAGCAGTTTGCGTTAAGACTGGCACTAATGCCTGGACAATTATCGGTGCGGTGGCCTAATGATTGGCGCAATTACTGCAGGCATAACTGGATTAAAAGATGAAAATGTTTTAGTCGAGTATTTAGTAATAGCTGGTGGCGGCGGTGGTGGTTCTAACCACGGTGGCGGTGCTGGTGCAGGTGGTTATAGAACTGCCTCAGGTTTTATTGCTACACCAGCAATTAATTACACGGTAACAGTCGGCGCAGGTGGCACAGCTGGCCCAGGTGTACAAGGCAATAATTCTGTATTTTCTACAATTACCAGCGCAGGTGGTGGCTACGGCGCGAACAACGTTTCGACAGGTGTAGAGCCAGGCGGTGATGGTGGTTCAGGCGGTGGTACTCGTGCAACGACTGGTGGCGGTACAGGCAACACACCATCGACTAGCCCATCCCAAGGTAATAATGGTGGCGTAGGAAATGGAAGTAATACAGGTGGTGGCGGCGGTGCTAATGCCGTAGGTGCTGTTGGTAATGGTAGTGGTTCTGGCGCAGGCGGCGCAGGCACAGCTTCATCAATAACTGGATCATCGGTTACACGAGCAGGTGGTGGTGGCGGTGGATCTCCATCAGCTGGCGGTGCAGGTGGTACAGGCGGTGGTGGTGCTGGTGGTACTGGTGCAGGTGCTAATGGAACTGCTGGCACAGCTAACACAGGTGGCGGTGGTGGCGGTGGTGGTAGCAGTAGTGCTATTGGTGGTACAGGCGGTTCAGGTATTGTGATTTTGAAATATCAAGATTCAAAAACTATAACAATAGGTGCAGGTTTAACAGGTACAACAGCAGGCCCTAGTGGTGGCTTTAAGGTAACTACAATTACTGCTGGTACTGGAAATGTGAGCTGGGCATAATGGCGCATTACGCATTTTTAGATGATAACAATATCGTTACGGAAGTTATTACTGGTATTGATGAAACCGAACTAATTGAAGGTTTAGATACCGAAACTTGGTACGGTAATTTTAGAGGCCAGACTTGTAAGCGAACTAGCTACCACGGCAATATACGCAAGAATTACGCAGGCATTGGCTTTACCTACGATGAGCTGCGAGATGCATTTATCGCACCAGAACCTGATAACGCTACAGGGTTTGATGAGGATACCTGCCAATGGATCGTGCCAGATGTCAGCAATTAGTTATAACGGCTGGCCAGCATCTAAAGATGTTGAGTCGATTCGTATTAATTCTTACCCGATCAAGGGTACAAAGATAAAGCTACGTTGCGCATACTTTGCTGCACCCTTATTAGTTGCCTTTGCTGAGCAGTTTAATGAACTGATCGAGCCGATCGATGGCGGCACGTTAGATGATTGGGGCTACTGCTATCGTGATGTTCGAGGCGTACCAGGCAAGTTAAGTAACCACAGCAGCGGTACAGCCATAGACCTTAATGCGACTAAGCATCCGTTAGGTAAGGCTGGCACGTTCCCAGCTGAGAAAATTCCAATGATCCAGGCATTAACTAAAAAATACGGCCTTAACTGGGGCGGTAACTGGTTACGCAAAGATGAGATGCATTGGGAAATTGCATTAGACCCTGTAAAGACTGCAAAGCTAATTGAAAAATTAGGGCTAAGTTACCAACAAACCTAAAGGGCATTTAGGAGAAAATCCCGTGAAGGAACAAGCTAAGGCCGCTGGCCTTTCATACTTACGCGCTGCTTTTAGCTGCGCTGCTGCGCTTTACATGTCCGGCATTACCGACTGGAAAACACTAGGTAATGCATTTATCGCTGGACTACTTGGCCCATTATTGCGCGCCATGAATCCATCGGACAACACTTTCGGCGTTAAGTAATGACGGCCGCCCAGTCGCTTTTAGCGATAGCCATAGCAATCTGCACCCTTATTGGGTTTGCGGCTGGGCTGGTACGCCATCTAGTCAAGTACTACCTAAGCGAATTACGCATAGACAATAACGGCGGCCATAATCTACGCGGTCGCGTAGATCGCATAGAGGCCAAGGTGGATAGCATTTACGAGATGTTGCTACAGCGTTAGGGCGTGTCGGTTATTGACCGCTGTCATACCCAGGCTTTACCCTTAATTTACACGTTAGGCAGGGCTACCTAATTCGGTGTAGTGCGGCTTAACCCAAACAAGGGCGAAGTAAATGGATATAACAAAGGTTGCAGTATTAGTTTTATTGGTTAGCGTTGCATGGTTTTTAGTAGGTTGGTCTATTGGCTACAAAGAAGGCGTGAAGGATGGCTACAATCGTGGCCGCGCAGCTGGTATGCGTGTAGCTACTGATCGTGTGGTTAAGTGATGGCCTTTGACCTAAATAATTATGAGGATGTGAACAGCCGCATTAAGCGGTTTAGAGAAACCCATATTTCAGGCAGGATCATCACTGAGATTGTTGAGATAAACGTCAAGGATGGCTACGTTATTATCCGTGCCAGCGTATTTCGTGAGCATGAGGATGTAGTCCCGGCGGCTGTTGATTATGCCTATGAGCTGCGTACCGATCGAGGCGTAAACCGTGATTTCTGGATAGAAAACTGCAGCACGTCTGCCATCGGTCGAGCCATTGGGTTACTGATGCCTAGCGATGCCAGGCCTACACGGCAGGATATGGAAAAGGTAGAACGCTTACAGGCTCAGCCTGCAGTAGAGGTTGATCTATGGGCTACTGCTATACCTGCAGTAAAGGTCGAAGGCGTTGGAAGTGTGCGCCCAGCAGCTGAAACTATTGCCGATATTAAATCGCAACTGGGTAACGAGATTGTAGATCCTGCACCGATTTGCAGTCATGGCAGGATGGTTTACAAGGAAGGCGTAAGCCCGAAAACTGGCCAGAAATATCGGGGCTATACCTGTAGCAGTAAGTCACGCAGCGATCAATGTAAACCAATATGGCTATAACCGAGATGTCACAGATAGTGCAGGTTATATTAGATCGATCGCAGGAAAAACAAGCTGCGGCGTGTGGGTTTGCCCGTAGTACGGGTGAATTCTTAACTACGCCAGATCGCAGATATGACCGCAAAACAAATTACCATGAGTTTATCCTGGAAAATAGCGAGGCCGTTGGGTCTGAGATTGCTGTAGCGCAATATATGGGCTTACAGAATTTCGTGCCTACGGTTCATACTTACCGGGATGAGGCAGATATAACTGTCGGTAATCTGGGCTTTGAAGTTAAATGGACTAGGTATATTAATGGCCATTTAATTATTCATAAGGATTATCCACGTTTAACCGATGTGGCCATCCTGGTAGTGAATAAGTCACCTGTCTATCAAATAGTGGGCTGGATGCCCGTGTTATGGGCTAAAAAGCCTAAATACTATAACGCAGCTGATGGCAATTTCTGGGTATCTCAACGTGAGTTATTTGAAATGGATGCATTAAGGAAGTCCGTATATGGCATTACTGAGAATTAAGTGCAGGGTTTGCGCCAAGATAGGTAGCGGCATGCAAACTCATAAGATCGTAAATGAGTTTATTAACCTGCCGCCTAACGTAGTTTGCGTTCAATGCCTAGGCTGCGGAGTTATGGGCATTGAGATGTTATTAGACACCGAACGCGCTAGAGATGAGGATATAGATGCCTAGTTACCTATATCGCTGCGATCAATGCGGCGGCGAATCAGAGATGAATCACCCGGTAAACACACACGGCGACAGCGCACCTTTGTGCTGCAGCTACCCAATGATGCGCGTATTCAGTGCGCCATCGATTATATTTAAAGGAACAGGATGGGGTAAAGATAAATGAGTAATCCAGAGATGCGTACGATATTGCAGGATCTAAGAGAATTACTAGCTAAAGAGATCGAGCATAAGTTTATGCCGTTGCATGTATGCCAGGTGTGCAATAACTTAGCCGAAGGGGCGTTAATCGAACGCATAGTAGCCACGATTAGAGGCGATGATGATTAATGCAGATGACTGGGCAATAGCCGAACGTATTGCACGTTTTAGCAAAATACACAGAACGCCACAGGATGTTATTGCTGCGTTCGAGGATCTTATGCAACAGGTAGATGCGGATGATAACGATGAGTAAGCAACTTGGCGATAAGTTTTACACAGTTGGGGATCATGGTGTGTATAACTCATGCTGTGACTCAATACAGTTTAAGTATCTGTGTATAACTTGTGGACAAAACGCAGGATGTTACTTTTGCAATTTTAACCCAGATGAAAAGCATGAGTGCGATGAGTAGCGACACGCCCAAGATGTCGCGTAAATTGAAATGGATTTGGTGGTATGTGCTACCATCTAGTCTTGTAATAGCATCTATTAATAATGCTTATGCTATTAATAATAATGATATAGAGAAAGAAAAATATAAACTCTATAGTCATATAAAACTAACTAATCATAAGCAATACCTATGCCTTGAGAAGCTTTGGCATTTAGAATCACGTTGGGATTACCGGGCTGATAACAAACACAGTACAGCTTATGGAATACCACAGTTATTAAAGCTAAAGACTAATGATCCTTATAAGCAAATAGATGCAGGGCTTAAATACATATCGGCACGTCACTCCACACCTTGTAAAGCATTGGCCTTTCACAAAAAGCATGGGTATTACTAATGGCTAAGCGAGGCGACCCACGTCTATCAGGTAAGTACAGGGCGATACGGGTACGGGTGCTACATCGAGATAACTACGTCTGCTATTACTGCGGTGGTGATGCTAACCAGGTAGATCATGTTGTACCTATCGCTAAGATGGGTGATCCTATGGACATGGATAATATGGTCGCAGCTTGTAAACGGTGCAACGTAGCCAAAGGTGATCGATCACAGGGCGTTTTTTTAGCCAAAGCCGCTACCCCCCCTGCCTTATCTGGAAGTTTCTCCCCGATCACGCAGGTTACGGTTCAAACAGGCCCATGTTTGGGCCAACCAGTCCAAGGCCAAACAGGATGACTACCAAAGTTAAACCCCTGCGCCGGGGGCTAGTGAAGCCAAGGCTGCACAGCCCATTACTTAAAGGTAAATCTCGCATAGATGAGGTTTCTGATCTTGCAGATAAAATCGGCTACCCGTTATTACCCTGGCAACGGTTTGTACTTGAGGATATGTTGCGAGTAAATGCAGCTGGTGACTTCATCCGCAAAACAAACCTAGTTTTATGCGCTAGACAGAACGGCAAAACCCACCTTGCCCGTATGCGTATCTTGGCTGGCATGTTTCTATTCGATGAAAAGAAAATCTTGATTATGTCATCCAATCGAGGCATGGCACTTAGCACCTTTAGAGAAGTGGCCTATGCCATCGAAGGATGCCCAGAACTTAAAGCCCAGGTAAAGGCGATCCGGTACGCCAATGGAACTGAGTCGATCGAGCTGCTAAATGGTGCGCGGCTAGATGTTGTAGCTGCTACCCGTGACGGATCGCGTGGCCGTACAGCTGATCTGCTTTTCATAGATGAAGTACGCGAAATCACCGAGGAAGGCTACGCAGCTGCGCTACCGACTACACGCGCACGGGCTAATGCCCAGACCTTAATGTGCAGCAATAGTGGCGATGCCTTTAGCAGCGTACTTAATTCGCTGCGTGAACGCGCCCTATCTAACCCATCTAAAACTTTTGGCTTTTACGAGTACAGCGCGCCACAGTTTGCCAAGATCACCGACCGCCAAGGCTGGATAGCCGCCAATCCTGCGTTAGGCCATACGATCACTATGGAGTCGATCGAGGAAGCTCTTAACACGCAATCGGTCGAGCAGTTTAGAACTGAAACCTTGTGCCAATGGATCGATAGCCTGCAATCGCCATGGCCTTATGGATCGATCGAGGCAACCAGCGATAACAACCTTAAAATGTCACCGGGGCCACTTACAGTATTTGCCTTTGACGTATCCCCTAGCCGTAGAGATGCAAGCCTTGTAATGGGCCAGCTGTTACCCGATGGCCGTGTAGGTGTAGCCGTACTTGAAACTTATAACAACCAGGTGGCCGTAGATGAGCTAAAAATTGCGGCCAGCATTAAAGGCTGGTGCGATCTCTACTATCCGCGCACAGTTTGCTTTGACAAATACACAACCGCATCGATCGCCAAGCGGTTAGAACTATCAGGCGTAGCCGTGCGCGATGTATCGGGTGCTGAGTTCTATACAGCTTGTAGCGATCTGCACGATGCCCTAAGTAACGGCCGATTAGCCCATAGCGGCCAAGAATTGCTAGTACAGCACATGAATAACAGCGCAGCTAAGATCAATGACTCAGCTTGGCGTATCGTGCGCCGTAAGTCTGCTGGCCCTGTAGATATTGCTATTGGTTTGGCTATGGTGATTCATATACTTGCCCAGCCCGTACAGGAAGCCAAGATATACGCATAGCGACACGCCGAACACAATCGGTAATATGCTTGACAATTTGAGAAAATCCCACCTATGGGATTACTGGAAACTTTAGGCTTTAAGGGTAAGGCAGAAGTTACTGCCCAATATGCCCCTGCCATCATGGATACCAGCTACGGCGTTGGCATGTACAGCTATAACAGCGGCTTATCTAACTATGGTTATGGCGTTGCGATGGATCGCAATTTGGCTTTGCAGGTTGCCAGCGTTAGCCGTTGCCGTAATTTAATTGCAGGCGTTATATCCAGCATTGATCTTGGCTTGTACAAAAAATCTACAGGCAAGAAATTAGAGTCCCCGGTATGGCTAGATCAGATGGATATTCGCCAACCACGCAGCGTTACGATCGCCTATCTAGTCGATGCGTTGCTGTTCTACGGCGTGGGCTACTTACGCGTATCGTCTTTGTACCAGGATGACAATCGCCCATCAGGTTTTGAATTTATATCTAATACACGCGTTACCGTAACTACAAATAAGTACGGCGATGAAGTCGAATATTACGCAGTCAATGGCCAGCGCGTACCTATGTCTGGTATTGGTTCGTTAGTTACATTTCAATCGCTACTGCCAGGTGTATTACAAACTGGTGGCCGCACTATTCAAGCTGCGTTAGATATTCAAAAGGCTGCAGCAGTTGCAGCAGCTACGCCAATGGCTACTACTATTTTAAAAAATACTGGTGCAGATTTACCAGAGGCGCAAGTACAAGGTTTACTAGCTGCGTGGAAAGCCGCGCGTAATAATCGCAGTACCGCATATTTAACTAGCACTTTAGAGGCGCAAAATATTGGCTTTTCACCAAAGGACATGACCTATAATGAATCGTCACAATATCTTGCTACTGAAATTGCGCGCTTGATGAACGTGCCTGCGTACTACATAAGTGCAGACATGAATAACAGCATGACATATCAAAATATATTAGATGGTCGCAAAGAATTTGTAGCTTACTCACTACAGCCATTTATAAGCGCAATCGAAAACCGTTTAAGCATGGATGATCTAACTGCGCACGGTAACGTAGTACGTTTTGCTATTGATGAAACTTTCCTACGCGCAGATACCATGGCGCGACTAGATGCAATAGAAAAAATGTTAAACCTTGGCTTGATCGATGTCGAGCAAGCGCAATCGATGGAACAGCTAACACCTAATGGATCAGGAGATACTGCAAATGTTGCACTTAACGTTTAGTAATTCAATCGAAGCGGCAGATGGTGAACGCCGCATTATTTCTGGAAAGATCGCGCCATATAACGAAGTTGGTTATACATCTGCTGGCCCAGTTGTATTTGAACGCGGATCGATTGCTATCGCAGATGAAACTAAGGTCAAATTATTAATGCAGCATCAAAGTACCCAACCTGTTGGGCGCATGATGGCCAATAGTGTTAAAGATAATTCCGATGGCATGTATGCATCGTTCAAAATTTCAAGTAGCAGCCGGGGACAGGACGCTATCTTGTTGGCTCAGGAAAACCTTGTATCTGGTTTATCCGTTGGTGTGGATGTATCCGCATCAAAGCAGATGAAAGGCTACCTGTTAGTTACCGCTGCAGTCCTGAAAGAAGTAAGCCTAGTAGAGTCGGCTGCTTTTGATTCAGCGGCCGTAACTGATATTGCAGCTGCTAAAGCTGCACTAGAAGCAGCAAACAGCACAAAAACCACAATCATCCATACAGAGATGATTGAAACCGAAACCGAAACCGAAAGCGAGGCAGCTGTGACTACAGCCCCTATTGATACACCGGATGTACCGGCAGAAAAACCAGTCGAGGCTGCACCAGTTCAAGCAGCTCGCCCAATTAT